GCGGGCCAGTAGAAGTCATACCTGGTCGACCGACTCCAGTGCCGACGCAGGCCTTGCTGGTAGTTGAGGTCCGCCCGGACGTTGACCAGGCCGATCACGTATCCGTGTTCGACGAAGGACTGGGTGAACCCGTGACGGTTGGCAACAAACGTGCCGACGGCGGCAAGGTTGCCGAGGGGAGTGGTTCCACCGGAGAGGCCGGTTCCGCTGGTCTGTGCGACGGGGTTGAGAACCAAAGGCGTGCTACCGCCACCAAGGTACTCGGGTCTCTGAAGGCGAGCGTCAGGACTGCGAACGCCAAAATGAGCTTGTAGAAGCTCGACGTACCGCGTACCGCCTCGCGCATCACGCTCCAGAAGCCTTTGGACCTGAAACGCCGTGCGAAGTTGGTTGATCGTCGCCGCAGAAGCCGCGCTGAGATCCGCATACATGTTCGAAGGGTAAATGCCGATACCCGCCGACGCCGGACCACCTGCCACGGAGTAGTTGCCGGTACCCGTGGTGATCACCAGCGAACGAGTGGTGCCAGGCGTGAGGTTACCAGTCGCTGACTCGCGGAATGTGATCGTCGAAGGCTGGATGCCGGTGACCTGGTCGGCCACGGACAGCTTGACCGGAGCGCTCGTGCCCAGCGGAAGAGACACCGAGGTGTTGCCCTTCTGAGGCCAGGGCAGCGCGGTGGTGAAGTAGTCGTGCCGCTTGCCGCGACGATAGAGAGGCGTGTTGCCCCACGTGTCCGGACCATCGCCCTTCGAAGGAGCGACGGAGTTCTGCAAATTCTGGTCACGGAACCATTCATCCCAGATGAGGAAGTAGGCACGGAACGGCAGCGCGCTGTGAGAGACGGTGGAGCCGCCGAGCAGCTGACCGACAGTCGGAAGCCCGAGGTGATCACCGAGCGTCCCGACCGCATAGCCACCAGGCGGTGAGACGGTCTGCGGCACCACGAACGAGATGGAGTCCCCGGGGTTGGCCTGCTCACCCATGAACCGCTTCCACTTGTCCCACACGAGCCGGTTGGGCACGTAGAAGAAAAACGAGTCGAGGTAGAGGTTGTCCATCAGCGGAAAGATCGGCGTGGCCAGCCTGGCCAGCGCCGTCATCTTCACGTTGAAGGTGTCGCCGGGGAGTACCTCCTCGCAGTAGACCGGCACGAGGAAGCCGGCATCGAAAGTAGTCTTGTGACCACGCGGCATCGCGAACGAAGCCCGCGGAATGTCGGCGCGGGGAACCATTGCGAACTGGTGCTGTTGCACCGAACGATTGCGAAACATCGAAACCTCCAAGTGGATGAAAAAAGGCCCCCATCCGGGGGCCAAGGTGCGCCATCAAGAGCGCTTGAGATCCTGTCCACGAGCCAGGCACCGCCTGCCCTCTTCCGGGGCCATGAAGGTGCCGGCCTCGTCGTCAAAGACGCCGAGCAGCCAGAGCGCGAAGTCCTCGGGGTGACGGCCGAGCTGGTTGTCCTCGCGGTCGGAGTTGACCTGGTCGCCGAACTCGCGGATGACCTGGCCGACAGCCGGAGTGAACACGGGGTTTCCGAAGGTGTTGCCTGCGGAATCGAAAACGGCACACACGTAGCGAATCATAGGTTTTCCCTCTTTAGGTCACGGACGCGCGCCAAGTGCACTTGCTCTCTGACTGAACGGCGCTCGTCCGTATTGTCTTCAGCCGAGAGTTTCGCCCGCTGCTCGCGGGAAAACTTGATTTGATCCTCGACCAGGACTTTCCGCCTGGCCAAGAGCCTGTCATAAAACCGGGGAGGCCGAACCTCCCGACCCTCCGAATCTACACAGAGGTCATGGGGGAAAACATCCCGCCCATACTTCTGAAACCAGGCAGCGCCGATACCTTTGCTCATCACAGCATATTCAGGCTGACGATCTCCATAACCGTCCTTGGCCGCCTGGCCGAGTAGCTTTTTCATGATGTACCTGGCGCAGTAACTCGCGGTCTTCTTGTTGAGATCCTGCACCGAGACGCGACCCTTGCCCCAAAACTTGGACAGCACAGCGGAATCGAAATAGGGCTCACCCGACGCGCTCTTGCCCTGCAAGACGCGATCGGAACGAAAGTCCACGTTGAAGAGGCACGCGTGGTAGTGAGGGCGCCCGGTCTCGGGCCCGTACTCGCCGCACATGTAGAACCGGATCTTGCGACCGGGAAACGCCTTGCGGAGGCGCTTCATGAAGAGTTGGTAGTCCCGATGATCGAGCGAGAAATTGGGCGGGCACTCGCCGTTGGCGTAGGTGAGAGTGACGAAACAGTTCTCGGGCCAGCAGCTGGCCTCGTGCATCACCCGTAGGGACCAGTCGGACGCCCGACGCATCCGACACCCGATGCATTGCCCGCAGGGGAGTTCGATATCGCCGAGGAAGTCGCCGCGGCGACGGTCCTCGACGAAGGAGATGCCCGTGGTAGTCCGGAACGCCTTGAGCGGGTGATAACAGGGCACGGATCAGAGCCGAATGCCGCCGCGCATGGGACCCTTGACGTTGACCACCTTGGTGCGCTTGAGGTTGCGGCGGAACTTGGCCGCCGAGCGAGACTTGTTGACAGCGAAACGACGCATGAGGAACTCCAGGAAGGAGGCCTGGCACAGCGCCAGGCCTCCAGAATGCCACCGGCAGGGGGCCGGTGTCAATGGGACCAGTTAACGACAAGGAAAGGACTGGTCCCAACGGTCGGGGGCTTCGACTCCCGACCTCCGGGCCGGGCTTCGCCCGACCCACTACGCGCCCGCCAGAGCCTCCGAAAGACTCGGGGGTCTTGAAAGGGGTGGCAGGCATGAAAAAAGGCCCCGTAGGGCCTTCTGCGCACGGCGCAGGGGGTGCCTGAGCCGAGATCCCGCGCACGCGAGACGCACGCACGGGTTAGGTTTTGGCACCGCCCTGGCTCGTGCCTGAGGCCGGGGCCAGCTTTGCCGACAGTTCGTCGATTGCCTGCACCATGTCCCGAGTGGGCTCCGGGGGCTTGTTGACGAGGCCCAACTTCTGGGCCTCTTCCTTGTTGGCGTCGTCCTCGAGGAACGAGATGAGTTCGCCCGGGTCGTTGTGGAACCGGGCGCGCATGGAGGCCGGGAGCTGATCGAAGGCCTCCTGAGCCGCGATCACCATGTTCATCGCGGAGTGGAAGTCGGTGACCTCGGTGAAGTCACCGGAGAGCGGAACGCGCATGTTCATCGGCATCTCGCCGGTCAGCCCGTAGCGCTGGACGATCGTGTTGATGTCGACCTCATCCGCGAAGGACTGCTGAGTCTTGCCCTCCTCCTCAGGGCACGAAAGCCCGGAATCGCGGCTGGCCTGGTCCGGATCGTATTGACCAGGCGCACGCAGTTTCACACCGAGATTGACGATGACGCCATCAGCGTCGACGAGTACCTTTTCCATCATTGCCTCCGAGAAAAATCGAGCGCGCAGACCCGGCGCCCTTCAGGGTTTCCAAAATCATCCGCAGATACGGATTGGCCTGGCCGAGCGTGGAATAGAACTCCGCTTCAGCTTTGGCACGGGGAATTGCGTCGTCCGCGAGTTGAGAAAGCGCCTTGCGCCTGGCGACGTCCGCCGAAAAGGTATCCCCACGAAGAGTTTCCTCGATCTGGGCGATACCCTCCTGACGATCCAGAAGCCTGGCATGTGCCAGGTCGCGGGCCTCCTGAGCATCCACAGCGAAAGGCCGACGCTTCTCCGTCTTGGTCTGTGCATCACGCAACGAATAGTCCGCCTCCAACAGCTTGGTCTGCGCGAGCATGCGGGCCGTGTGGAGACTGTTCTCCAGAGTCTCCGACCGCAGCTTGGCAGCCTGAGCCGTAAGCATCTCTGCCGAGGCCGCCGACTGAGCCGCCTGAGTAGCACCGCCGAGCGTGGACATGACCGCCTGAGCGGACTGAGCACCGGCGGCAGCCGGGTTCTCCAGTTGGACCGAGGAACCACCAGGCGTGGTGGCGCCGCCCTGCGCATAGGCCAGCATGGGATTCAGCCCCGCCGCTTTCATATCGGCGGTGGCCCGCTGGTAGGCCGACGATGACATGCGTTCCTGAAACGCCATCTGCTCGCGCGTGAGAGCGACGTTCTGAGCGTTGATCTTCAGCTGAGCCTGCTCCGAATCGAACCCAGCGCCGAGGGCAGCGCCGAGCATCGCGCCTTGAGGACCACCGACGAGAAACCCGCCGACAGTCCCGAGTACTTTGCCGAGAATGCCCATGGTGCCTCCTAGAAATGGTCGAGCATGCCAGGCACGGAGTAGAGCGGCAGAGGCCGCGCCACGCGCTGGTCGAAATAGGCATCGAACAGGATCTGCGCGCCGTTGGCCGCCGGACCCACCGCCAGGTTGCGAGAAAGAGGCGGGTTGTCCTGGATGAACGTGTCGCCGAGCACCGGCAACGAGGTGAAGCGCTGAGCCGTGTGCCACGCGTCCAGAGTGCCGGAAGAAGTCGACCGAAACAGGCCAGTGATCTGCGAGGGGCTGAAACGGTACTCGGCCCAACGTTCCTGGTAGCCGAACACGAGGTTGTCCGCGGCGCCGCCGTCGCAGTAGATCTCCTTGTTCAGAATCGCCTGCTCCCCGAGGTGAGCGAAAGCGGGCCAGTAGAAGTCATACCTGGTCGACCGACTCCAGTGCCGACGCAGGCCTTGCTGGTAGTTGAGGTCCGCCCGGACGTTGACCAGGCCGATCACGTATCCGTGTTCGACGAAGGACT